GGTGAAAGGGGGGAAAGATTCCACCCAAACCCAAAAGGTAGGTTTAAAATATCTTGGACACCACAACCACACCTACAGAATAAAGTTATAATTAAGAACGGAATAAAATATCCTGGAAATGAGCATATGGGCGCTTTTGGCTGCGATAGTTATGATATTAGCGGTACTGTTGATGGTAGAGGATCCAACGGATCTCTTCATGGATTAACAAAGTTTTCTATGGAAGACGCTCCAGCTAACGCTTTTTTTCTAGAATATATAGCTAGACCACAAACCGCTGAAATGTTTTTTGAAGATGTGCTAATGGCACTAGTATTTTATGGCATGCCAATATTAGCTGAAAACAACAAACCAAGATTACTATACTACTTGAGACGTAGAGGCTATAGAGGTTTTAGTATGAACAGACCTGATAAAGTTTGGAATAAATTATCTGTTGCTGAAAAAGAAGTAGGTGGTATACCTAACTCTAGCGAGGACATAAAACAAGCTCACGCTGCTGCTATTGAAATGTATATCAACGATCATGTTGGTCATATAGAAAGTGGAAGATATGGGTCAATGTATTTTAACGAAACGTTAAACGACTGGGCTAAGTTTGATATAAATAGAAGAACTAAGTTTGATGCATCTATAAGTTCTGGTCTAGCTATAATGGCTTGCAACAGACATTTATACGCGCCAAACGCTAAAATAGAAAGACCAAAAGTAAATATAAATATTGCTAGATATAAAAACGATGGTTATTCATCGACAATAATTAAAAATTAAATATGGCTGAATCAGTATATAAAAATTATTTTCCTAGTCAAGCTGTAAGTGACTTAGAAAAAATGTTACCTGACTATGGATTAAAAATAGCAAAAGCTATAGAAAAAGAGTGGTTTGAGTCGAACACTATGGGTAACAATTATTCTAGTAGTAGATATTACAACAACAAGAACACGTTTCATAAACTAAGATTATACGCTAGAGGCGAACAAGGTATACAAAAATACAAAGATGAGCTTTCAGTAAACGGTGACTTAAGCTACTTAAATCTAGACTGGAAGCCTGTACCTATTATACCTAAGTTTGTTGATATTGTTGTAAACGGTATGAGTGAAAGAACTTTTGATATAAAAGCTTATTCACAAGATCCTTACGGCGTGCAAAAACGTACTGACTACATGCAGCGTATGCTAGATGAAATGCGTACTAAAGATTTTAATAAGTTTTACAAAGAGACTTTTAACGTAGACTTATCAACTGTTCCAGAAGATAAACTACCAGAAACAGAAGAAGAACTTGAGTTGCACATGCAGCTAACATATAAGCAAGCCGTAGAGCTAGCAGAAGAACAGGCTATAAACGTACTGCTTGATGGTAGTAACTATGATCTTATAAGAAAAAGAGTTAACTATGACTTAACCGTATTAGGTATTGGAGCTGTAAAAACAAACTTTAATAGATCTGAAGGCGTAGTAGTAGAATATGTTGATCCAGCTGATTTAGTATATTCATACACAGACTCACCATACTTTGATGATATATACTACGTTGGTGAAGTTAAAGATGTACCTATTAACGAGCTTGTAAAGCAATTTCCAGATCTACAAGAAGACGAAATAAAAAAGATACTAAATTCTAACAATCAAACATCAGGTAGATATTCTAGAAAATATTCTTACGGTAGGGAGACAGACAATAACAAAGTGCAAGTTTTATATTTTAACTACAAGACGTATATGAACAACGTATACAAGGTTAAAGAAACTGCTACTGGCGCCATGAAGGTTATAGAAAAAGATGATACTTTCAACCCACCTAAAGATGTGCAAGTTAACTTTACAAAGCTGCAAAAGACTGTAGAGTGCTTGTTTGAGGGCGCGTTTATAGTTGGAACTGACATGCTTATACAATGGCAAAAAGTTGACAACATGATGAGGCCTAAGAGTGATTTTAATAAAGTTAAAATGAATTACTCTATTGTAGCTCCGCGTATGTACAACGGTCGTATAGAAAGTTTAGTTGGTCGTATAACTGGTTTTGCAGATATGATACAGCTTACGCATTTAAAACTACAGCAAGTTATGTCAAGACTTATACCTGATGGTATTTATCTTGACGCTGATGGTTTAGCTGAGATAGACCTAGGTAACGGTACAAACTATAATCCGCAGGAAGCTTTAAATATGTTCTTCCAAACAGGTAGTGTTATTGGTAGATCAATGAACGAGCTAGGCGAAGGTAATCCAGGTCGTGTACCAATACAAGAGATACAAAGTGGTAATGGTGGTGCTAAGATGCAAAGCTTAATAGGTACATACAACTATTATATGCAGATGATACGTGATACAACCGGGCTTAACGAAGCTAGAGATGGTAGTACGCCTTCAAAAGATGCTTTAGTTGGAGTGCAAAAATTAGCAGCTGCAAACAGTAACACAGCAACAAGGCATATACTACAAGCGGGATTATTTTTAACTAAATCTGTGGCTGAAAGTTTATCGTTAAGAATATCTGATATAATAGAATATTCACCTACAAAAGATGCGTTTATTCAAGCGATTGGAGCTCATAATGTGGGCACGCTTGAAGAGATGGCTAATTTACATTTGTATGACTTTGGTATATTTATAGAGCTTGCGCCAGATGATGAGCAAAAGCAACTATTAGAAAATAACATACAGCAAGCATTACAGCAAAACAGTATAGACTTGTCTGATGCTATAGACCTGCGTGAGATTAGAAACGTTAGACTTGCTAATCAAATGTTAAAGATCAGACGTAAGAAAAAGCTTGACGATGATCAAAAACGTCAGCAAGAAAATATAAAAGCACAGTCTGAAGCTAACGCACAGGCACAGCAAGTTGCTGCTCAAGCAGAAGTACAGAAGCAGCAAGCCATGACGCAGATGAATGCGCAGCTTGAACAAATACGTACTCAAGCTAAAACTCAAATAATAAGTCACGAAGCTAATGTTAAGAAGCAGCTTATGGATCATGAGTTTCAAATTAACATGCGATTAAAACAAATGGATTTACAGTCTATTGGTAACAAAGAAAAAGAAAAAGAAGATCGTAAAGATGAAAGAACTAGAATACAAGCTAGTCAGCAAAGTGAACTTATAGAGCAAAGAAAAACAGGTGCACCACCTAAAAAGTTTGAGTCATCAGGTAATGATATACTAGGTGGTGGCATGGGATTAGGTGGATTTGATCCTAGATAACTATTAACTTATATTATATATTATGGAAGAAAACGAAAACGTTGAAGAAGTTCAAAGCGTAGAGACTGCTGAAGAACAAGTGGAGCAACCGCAAAACGAGCAACCACAAGAAGAAGTAGTAGAGCAAGAGTCTCCAGTGTCTTATAAAGATGATGGTACTATTGTTCTTGATATGAACAAAATAAATGAATTAGAAAATGCCGTTCAGGAGCAAAACACAGATGAGGTACCTGTTCGCGACGAATCCGCAGCTAGCGAAGAAGTACGCGAAGAAAACGTCGAAGCAACAAATGAAGAAGTTGCCGAACAAAGTGTCCAACAAGAAGTAAGCAACACTGTAGAAGCAGCGAACGAAGCCATAGGGCAAGCAGCTGCTACTGGTCAGGCATTACCAGAAAATATACAAAAGCTAGTTGATTTTGTAAATGATACTGGCGGAAGCGTAGAAGATTATGTTAGGTTAAACCGAAACTACGAAGAAATGGATAATCTAACAGCGCTTGACGAATATTATAGAACAACTAAACCTCACTTAGATGCTGAGGAACGACAATTTCTCATGGAAGAAAACTTTAAGTTCGACGAAGAGCTTGATGAAGAAAGAGAAGTTAGAAGAAAGAAAATAGCCTTAAAAGAGCAGGTTGCAGAGGCTAAAGCCTATTTAGACGGGCAAAAGTCTAAGTATTACGATGAGATTAAAGCTGGATCAAACCTTACTGCAGATCAGCAAGAAGCGATACAGTTCTTTAATCAATATAACGAGGACACGGAAACTCAAAAGCAATTAGCGCAAGAGCGTCACGAGTATTTTACTAATAAAACTAATCAGTTTTTAAACAACGAGTTCAAAGGTTTTGAATACAACGTTGACGGTAAAAAGCTAAACGTTAAAGTGCCTAATCCAAGTGAAGTTGCGAGAAACCAAAGTGACATTAATAATTTTATTGGAAAGTTTTTAAACGATGACAATAGTATTAATGATGTTGAAGGTTATCACAAAGCTTTATATGCCGCTATGAATCCCGATGTTATCGCTAGACACTTTTACGAACAAGGTAAAGCCGACGCTATACAAAATTCTGTTGCTAATGCAAAAAATGTAAACATGGATGCTAGACAGTCTTTTGGTAATGAAAGCATAGGTGGAATTAAAGTAAAAGCTGTACAAGATGACACGCCTTCGTTTAGATTTAAAAAAAGAAATTAACAATTTAAAAACTATTTATTATGGCAATTACCCCAGGTGGTAGTTTAAATAGCGTTCCTGCTCCTATTAAGCAGGCTACTGTTTCAAACTACCTAGATTTAGCGTCTACAGCCGGACAAGGTTGGGCGCAGCAATATTTACCAGATCTAATGGAGAAAGAAGCTGAAGTATTTGGTCCTCGTACCATTTCAGGTTTCTTATCAAAAATTGGAGCTGAAGAGGCTATGACAGCTGATCAAGTTGTATGGTCTGAGCAAGGTCGTTTGCACTTTTCTTATAAAGGTGCTATTGACGCTGATAACGTTATAACAATTCAATCAGATATTGACGGTAACGATACTACTGGTTCTGGTGACAAAGAAATTAACGTTGAACACGGTATTAGAGAAAATGATACTGTTATTGTAGCAAACTCTAATGGTGTTAAAAAATGTATCGTTACAGGTGTAGCTGGTACAAACAATGCTGATGTTACTGTAGCAGCTTATGATGGTAGCACTGTAGCTACTTCTGGTGCTACTACTGATTATGGTACTACTATAATGGTTTACGGTACTGAATTTGCTAAAGGTGTTGGCTATAACGCCGCTGATGAATCTTTATCAGGATCAAGACAAGCTAATGAGCCACAGTTTAAGTCTTTTACTAATAAGCCAATTATTTTAAAAGATTACTACGAAGTAAACGGTTCTGACGCTTCTCGTATTGGTTGGGTTGAAATTACTGGTGAAGAAGGACAGTCTGGTTACTTATGGTATTTAAAAGCTGAAGCTGACACTCGTGCTCGTTTTAACGATTACTTAGAGATGGCAATGCTAGAGTCTGTTAAAGGTTCTGGAACTAACGGTGTTGATACTCAATTAGGTGTTGATGGTAACGATACTAAAGTTGGTACTCAAGGTTTATTTGACGCTATTCAAGAAAGAGGTAATACTACTTCTGGTGTAACTGGTGTTAACGCTGCTACTGACTTAGCTGAGTTCGATGCTATTTTAGCAGAGTTTGATAAGCAAGGTGCTATTGAAGAAAACATGTTATTTGTTAATCGTGCTACATCTTTAGCATTTGACGATATGTTAGCTTCAATGAACTCTTACGGTGCTGGTGGTACATCTTATGGTGTATTTGAAAACGACGAAGATATGGCTTTAAATTTAGGTTTTTCTGGATTCAGAAGAGGTTCTTATGACTTCTATAAGTCTGACTTCCGTTACTTAAATGATTTAGCTACTCGTGGTGGTGTTAATGCTGCTAATGCTAGTGAAGCAATTAGAGGTGTTATTATTCCTGCTGGTACTTCAACTGTATACGATCAGCAATTAGGAAAGAACCTTAAGCGTCCTTTCTTACACGTTCGATACAGAGCTTCTCAAACAGACGATCGTAGAATGAAGACTTGGACTACTGGTTCAGTTGGAGCTGCTACATCTGCTTTAGATGCAATGCAAGTTCACTTCTTATCTGAAAGATGCTTAGTTACTCAAGGTGCTAACAACTTTATGTTAATGAAGTAAATGACTTTAAGCTACCCTGCCTTCGGGTGGGGTAGTTTTTTTTATTAATTTTTTATTATATTATATTATGGCAAAGAAACAAGCCGCAGCAAAAGCTGCACCAAAAGTTGAAGTAGCACAACCAGAAGTTAAAGCTACAAATAAAATGGTAGAAGTGGTTATTGAAAAGCCACAACCTAAAAAACCTGAGTGGGAAGTAAAAGATAGAGTTTATTATTTAAAAGGAACTAAAAAACCTTTATCTGCTAGCGTTAGATCTTCTAACTTGTTTTGGTTTGATGAAGAAAAAGGTTTTGAAAGAGAAATAAAATACTGCCAAAATCAACAAACTTGTTTTGTAGATGAAATGAAAGGCGATCAAAGACTTTCTCATATTATATTTAGAAACGGCATGCTGTTTGTAGAAAAAGAAAAAGTAATTTTACAAAAGTTTTTATCTTTATATCACCCACAAAGAGACAAGGTGTTTTATGAGCATAAACCTGTTCAAGACGCAGCTAATCAGCTAGACTGGTTAGAGTTTGAAGTACAAGCGTTGATGATAGCTAAAGAAATGGATATTGACATGGCAGAAGCTATTATGAGAGTAGAAAAAGGATCTGGAGTATCTAGCTTAAGTTCTAAAGAGCTTAGAAGAGATTTACTACTATTTGCTAAGAAAAATCCTAAACTGTTCTTAGAGCTCACTACAGACGACAACGTGCAGCTTAGAAACTTTGGCATTAAAGCTGCAGAAGCTGGAATAATAAAGTTATCAGCTGATCAACGTTATTTTATGTGGAGCAGTAATGATAGAAAAATTATGACTGTACCATTTGATGAGCACCCATATTCTGCGTTAGCCGCTTGGTTTAAAACAGATGAAGGCATGGAGATTTACTCCAACATTGAGAAACGATTAAATTAATCACATAGTAGAGCAGCCACTCTACGGGGTGGTTGCTTAACTATAAAAATATAACAATGGCAGTAAGTATAGACACAGTATATCAAAAAGTTTTAGCAATAGCTAACAAAGAACAAAGAGGCTATATTACGCCGATAGAATTTAACTTGTTTGCAGAACAAGCGCAGCTAGATATATTTGAAAATTATTTTGATGATTTAGATCAAGCGCAGTTAACTAAAGGTATATCTACAGAATACGGTGATATGGTAGATACATTAGCTTCTAAAATAGCACCGTTTCAACAATTTGATGTAGCTATGTCAGCTATAGCAAACACAAATGAAGTAACACTTCCAGTATCTACAGCTGTGCATAGATTAGGTACAGTTTTTTATGAAGTAAGTTCAGATAACTTTATTGAAGTAGAACGCGTAGAAATAAACGATCTCCGCATGATGCAGCAAACAGGTTTATTTAAACCTAACGCTAACAGGCCGGTATACGTTTATAAGACTAATACTGTACTAAAAATATTTCCTTCTGCAAATACACCTAGCTATGCTACTTCTAATATATCATGTAATTATATAGCTAAACCTACTACGCCATACTGGAATTATGTTGTTGTGCCTCAGTCTGCTGGCGGTAACGAATATCCTTTACATGATTCAACTAATACCGTAAACTTTGAACTACACCCATCTGAAGAAGATACATTAGTATTCAAAATACTAGAGCTTGCTGGTATACTATTA